CCATCACACCGTTGGCTATTTTCTGCGCTTCAGTAAGCTCATTAGCTTTATTCAAATACGAAATCAAATAAACAGTAGCAATAGCAATAGCAGCTGCAACCAATCCCCATATATTTTTCATCATAGAGGCATTGAGCTCATTTTGAGCAGCCAATAATCGAAGTTCGGCAATTGTAGCCTGTCCGGTCAATGCAATACGAGTACGAAGAGCTACAATTTTTAGATAATCAGCTACCTTTTCAATTACTGCTAAAGCTAATCTAGCCTTAGTAGCCATGTTTGACAAATTTACAACAGTGAGATAAGCTGTTAATCCGGCTACGAATGCAACTATACTAACCTTGTTTTCTTTCAAAAACGTAGGTAATTGCATCAGCAATTTCATAAAGTTAGTTCCGAAATTAGTAGCCTTTAGCATGGCAGGGTTTAGATTCTTCACCAGTTCCATTCCCAACTCATTGAAACGGTTCTGTGCTTGGGCCATTTGTGCCGTAATGGTTGATGTCTGAATTCTTGCCTGACGCATAGCTACATCGGTACCGGTTACCGAAACACGTAGTTTATCATAAGCATCTACATTTTGAAGAAGAATAGTTCCTGCAGTAACATTTTCGGCTCCAAATATCTTTTGCAAAAGTGCATCACGTTGTAACGCATTTGCTTTTTTATCCATTTGCTTATTGACTTCAATAATGGCATCACGCACATTAAACTGACCTGAAGCATAACCAACTCCGGCTTCTTTCAATTTCAATAATGCACCACGAAGTTTTGTACCGGCTTCCTCTCCTACCAGTTGTTTGCTGGCTAGTACCTCAAGCATGGCCACAGTATCTTCCATGGTCATATTACTATCGTTGGCTACTGTACCAACGTTCTTAAGCGATCCGGCTAAGCTGTCAGCTTCAGCAGATCCTTCCAATGAACCGGCTGCAATGGAATTGATAATACGAGTAGCATCTTTACCCGTAAGGTTGAACTGATTCATAGAAGCAGTGACCACTTCGAATGCCGTTTCGACTGGAACTCCGGTGGCCGCCAATGTCAATGCTTGTTTAGTCACATCGGCCATAGCCTCTTTGTTTTTCAATAGTTCCGGACGCTTGGATCCGATAACGGTGAAACCGTCCATGATTTCTTTGGAAGTAGCTGTGATGCGTACGCCCGCCTCGGTGGTAGTAGTACTAAGTTCTTTGGCATACTGACGCATCCAAGCCACCGATTTATCATCTAGTCCGGTAATGGCTTTCAGGTTAGCGGAACTTTGCTCAAGCTCATTCCGCATATCCATGAACTTTTTAAGTCCAAGCGTCAATCCGGTAACAGCTGCAAGACCGGCTGTAAAAATGGCGAAGTACTTATTAAACCCGTTTGCTAGTCTTGAAAAACCGCCTTCAGTATTTTTCGAATACTTATCGGCAGCTTTCTCCATATTGCTATATTCCTTGGCAATTTGTTTCTGATAATCTTTATGTTCAACGAGTAATGACTTCAGGTATTCAATTTTCTTTGCATGAGCTACATAGTTATCAGCTCCCATGGTCATTTTTGACTGTTCATTCGTTAGCTTTTTCATTTCTCCGGATATTGCCTTCACAGAGTTAGCTACCTCTTTACCATCGATATAAATCGAGACGCCACGTTTTGCTATTTTATCAGCCATTTTTGCTCGTTTTTTGAATTAAAAATTTATCAATTTTCTCAAGTATTTGATTCATGGCCATATCACCATAAAACTCCTGAACTATATCAGCAACTTGTACCAGACCGGTTCGGATTTCTACATCAAACCAATCATCCGCTGACCGCTTAAATCCGGTACTTAGATCTATTTTTGATTTAGGGTTATGACTACCACGAATGACAGAATTACCTTGACGAATATATCCACGACCAACCCCATAATGACGAAATACCCCACGACGGAGAAAATTGAAATTGATAGTAGAAATATGTCCGAAATTCCTTTTATATGAATTTGAAAGAGTAGAAGCCAATTCACCGGAAGCCTTTGGAGCATTGCCGGCCATCTTCGACCTGGTTGTTACGGTCCATGACTTTATACGGTCATTGAACTCCTCTACTGTCATTATTTTTGGCGTACTATTTTCCATATAAATATTATTTTACGATACAAATTTCGTCAGATTACCACCTTTTTAAAAGGACATAAAAAACAGAATGCCCGACTTTCACAAGCCCGGCATTCTTCCTCTTTTAAAAATCTATACTATGTAAAAAAAACAAAAACTATGACTTAACCCTAAATATCTTCAGGACAAAAACAAACAATTTCGAAAAAGCACCAAATTTTACAAGTAAACCAATAGCCACCGGTATACACATACCGGCCAAGAACCATCTCCACCAGGTTACTGAAGTTGTTTCCTTATTACTGACCTCACTGACAAGTTTTGCATTCTCTGACTGTAGTAGCTTAATGCTTGCTTCCAATTGTGACGTATAAGCCGCGTCGGAAGTTGTTTTTTCTTTCGAATTGTCCAAATATTCAGTATCTTTTTGGGACAATCTTTTACTAGTCGTAATCGTTTCAGATTTCACCGGTGGTTTATAAGTACCAATAACAATAGGCTTATCGGTGTCGTATTCTGTGATACGCGTTTCCAATGCATTAGTTTCATTTTCTATTTGCATTAACGATTTGTCCGTAATTTTTTCAGTTTTGTCCGTAACTTTTAGGCTTTCGGTTTTCGACTGATCGGTTTTTGAATCCACACTGGAAGCAACCGATTCGATTACTTTGGCTTTCTCCACTTTTTTAGTGCTGGAGCAACCCGAGAAAACGATTACAAACAATAGTAGCATTGCACTTATCCACATGCTGAAGAATGAGACAAGAAAGGGTTTTAGTATTTTTTTCATGATCTATTTGAATTTTAAATAAGCATTTGCTAGAGTAATATCATACGGTTCTCGCTTCCAAATTATAGCCATTTCTTTGTATTTAGCTCCATTGTAAAGCGTTGCTACAATATGCCAGTTATGAGCAATAATAGCAGCTTTCAACTCCTTATCGGTGTCGATAAACTTGCAGATCTGCCAAATTTGGCGATCGATTCCTTTCTTTGCATCGTCCCACATGGCGTTTACACTTTCATAACCAAGGCGTTTCCAGTGCAAACCTAGTATTTGACCAATGCCAATACTTGTGGCTTCCATGGCTGCCGTTTTGTTCTTGCTGAATGCGTCATTAAAGGCCAACCATTCTTTGCGTTGAACTTCAACCTTATTAAGCGACCATGCTCCGGAAGGTGCATAAGGTGCACGCTTTCTGTACCAGCTAGGTTCAAATTGAATAATAATTTTACCTGTTACATCGTCGAAGCCTTTTCCTCCTGTTTCGGCCGATAGAAATGCCATTACTGCTGGTGATTCAATTTTGAAACTTGCAGCTTCATTCCAAACTAGAGGTAGCAATTCTTTCATTTTGTATCCTCCTTATCTTTTAATATCGACAAATCAATATCTAAATGGCGTTCAGTTTTATCCACCATGAACTTTTGAGCAATTGCAGCCCATTTCGAACCATTACATGAACTTGCATTTTCGGTTATTGACCAGAACTGAATGCCGCAAAATACCAATGCCGTGTAATTAGCTAGATAGAGATTTGAATACATAGTAAGTATGTATTTCTCAATCACAAATGCAAGTACTATGGCAGCCATTGCTAATACTCCAGTGGTAAACGCCTTAAATAGTTTATTACTCTTTACTTTAGCATTTGTATTATGACCAGCTTTCTTCATGCGTTTTGCTAAATCCCTTGCCGACCAACAGTCGAAAATAATAAAGACAACGCAAATAAGTATAAATGGGAATGTCGGCTTAATCATAACCAGGAAACCACCGGCCATGCTCAGCGACCATTTTGCAAAATTCACTAAGTTTCGAAATAACCAATCCAGTAATAATTGAAATAAACTTTTCATAATGTGTGTATTTTAAATTTATAAATCTGCAATAATATTAGTAAACTCATTCCAATATGGTGCAGCTTGATAGGATGCTAGTGATCCTACTGCTACGTGAAGTGGTATTGTTTTATTTACATTATAAAATGTATTTGAAAATATAATTTGTGGAGTTGATCTCATATTGTTAATTAATATCAGCCCTACACAATTGTAAAATGCTAAATCTCCAATGGAAATAACTGAATTTGGTATTGTCAAATTTCCATTAAATCCAGTACACCCAATAAATGCAAGATTTCCGATTGAAGTAACTGAACTCGGAATTGTCAAATTTCCAGTTAATCCAGAACAAGTATAAAAAGCAGAATTTCCAATTGAAGTAACTGAATTTGGAATTGTAAGATTACCAATAAACCCTATACATCCTGAAAATGCTGCGTCTCCAATCGAAGTAACTGAACTCGGTATTATCAAATTACCAGTTAATCCAGAACAATTCTGAAATGTATTATTTCTAATTAATGTAATTGAATTCGGAATTGTCAAATTACCAGTTAATCCATAACAGTTGTAAAATGCTGAATCTCCAATTGAAGTAACTGAACTAGGTATTATTAAATTTCCAATTAACTCAGAACAATTATAAAAGGCTAAATTCCCAATGGAAACAACTGAATTTGGTATTGTTAAATTTCCATTAAATCCAGTACATCCAATAAATGCAAGATTCCCGATTGAAGTAACCGAACTCGGTATTATCAAATTACCAGTTAATTTTGAACAAGTATAAAAAGCAGAATTCCCAATGGAAACAACTGAATTTGGTATTGTCAAATTTCCATTAAATCCAGTACATCCTGCGAATGCTGCATCTCCAATCGAAGTAACTGAACTCGGTATTATCAAATTACCAGTTAATCCAGAACAATTCTGAAATGTACTATTTCTAATTAATGTAACTGAATTTGGAATTATTAAATTACCAGTTAATTTTGAACAATTGCAAAATGCAAAATTTCCAATTGAAGTAACTGAAATAGGGATTATTAAATTACCATTAAATCCTGTACAGTCTTGAAATGCAATGTTTGCAATTGTAGTAACTGAACTTGGTATTATCAAATCCCCAATTAATCCGGAACAATTTATAAATGAAACATATCCAATTGTAGTAACTGAACTCGGAATTGTCAAATTACCAGTTAATCAATAACAGTTGTAAAATGCA